GACAAAAATGAAAACTTTGATTTTAAAAAAGTTACAACAAATTTTTTTGATGAAACTGATATTAAAATAACTGTGACAGGTAATGATGGTCAAACAGGGACTTTTAAATTAGTCATAGATTATAAAACCTGTTAGTGATTTTAAAAAACCATCTTCATTATTATACTTCAGCTTTGTCAAACAAATTTTGCGATGAAATTATAAAATATGCACTTACAAAAAAAGAAAGTATTGCAACAATAGGTCAAGACTCCACTCCTAATGTTGATGTTGAAGATTTAAATAAAACCAGAAAATCTAATATTGTTTGGTTGAATGAACCTTGGATATTTAAAGAGATTAAACCTTATATACATTTGGCTAACAAAGAGGCTGAATGGAATTTTGATTTGGTTTACTGCGAAGCTTTTCAATTTACAAAGTACGATGGATCAAAAAAACAACATTATGGTTGGCATGCTGATCAATTTCCTAAGCCAAGTAAAAAAGGTTTAATCAGAAAGTTATCTATGACTATTTCTTTAGTGGATGGTTCTTCGTATGAAGGAGGAGATTTAGAGTTTAATTTTAAAGATGGTGAAGGTGAGAATCCATCTAATATACAAGTTTGTAGTGAAATTAGACCAAGGGGATCAATGGTTATATTTCCATCTTTTTTATTTCACAGAGTTAAACCAGTAACTTCTGGCGTGCGTTATTCTCTAGTAGTTTGGTGTTCAGGGAGGCCATTCAAATGAAAACACATAAATTAATTAAACAAGCAATATCAAAAGAATTAGCTGATTTCATTTACCTATATTTTTTAAGTAAAAGGAAGGTAGCTCTATATTTTTTTGAATCTAAATACATATCACCGTTTGCAGATGAGTGGGGACGTTGGGATGATCCACAAATTCCTGGCACTTATTCTCATTATAGTGATTTAGTTATGGAAACTTTATTACAACAAATTAAACCACTAATGGAAACAGAAACTCAGACTAGTCTTATTGAAACATATTCTTACGCTAGAATATATAAAAAAGGTGATGAATTAAAAAAACACATTGATAGACCGTCTTGCGAAATATCTTGCACTATGAATTTAGGAGGAGAAATGTGGCCAATATTTTTAGACAGTGAGGAGATTTTGCTTAATCCAGGTGACATGTTAATATATAAAGGTCACGAGACTGAGCATTGGAGAGAGCCATTTACAGGTGACAACTGTGCTCAAGTTTTTTTGCATTATAATGAAATAAATGGTAAATTTAATGATGCTAATAAATATGATGGCAGACCTTTTTTAGGTTTACCGCAATGGTTTAAGGAAGACAATGAAAAAAAATAAAATAAAACAAGCTAAAACACTACAGAAAGTTATTAAAAGCAAATGAGTTACGAAGAATTATCTAGTTCAGTTAAATTAAGTGAAGGCTTTAGAAATAAAATTTATCAAGATACTGAAGGGTTTGACACTATAGGCTGGGGCCATAAAGTTGTCCAAGGAGATCCTTTTGAACCAGGAGTAGAATATACTGAAGATGATTTACAAGCAGTATTTGATAAAGATTTAAGTAGGGCCATAGCTCAAATGAAACAATTATTAATAGAGAATGGTATTGATGAAGTGCCAGAACAAGCTCAACACGTCTTAACGGAGATGTGCTTTCAACTTGGTAAAACAGGCGTTGCTAAGTTTAAGAATATGTGGAAATGCCTGCAGGAAGACAATTTTATCGGCGCAAGTTATGAGATGCTTGATTCCAGGTGGAATAAACAAACACCAAATCGATGCAAAAAATTGTCTGATAAAATGAAACAATGTTCACAAGGTTAAAATTTGACACAGAAATAGTACAAAATACTCATCTAGGTTATCATGCAATTTATACTTTTAAAAACGTATTTTCATTAGAGTATTTACAAAAAATTTTACAAAGAACTAAAGAGTTAACCCTTAAAGATACTTTAAATCAAACCACCAACGTTAAAGCAAATATGACTAGTTATGATAAATTGCTGTGTGATGACCTTTACAGTGAATACCATAGCACTGTTTTAAGTTTGTTGAAAACTTGCATTTGTCTTAGAACTCCTCATAAGCAAATTTCAATGAATGCCATTGTAGAATCTTGGGCTATGAAACACGAGGAGAATCAAGAAACAGCATTACATTCTCATTTAGGTAATACATGGAGCGGCTGTTTTTGCATACAATGTGATGAAAATGCATCAGAGTTAATTTTTCCTGATATGAATGTGTCTAGTTTTTACATCTCGAATACTCTATATTTTTGGCCTAGTAACATGCTTCACATGACTAATCCTCATCAAAGCAAAAACCCTAGATATACCTTGGCTTTTAATATACTAAACACCTCAACTATAAATTTAGCTAAAAAAGGAGAATGATGCGGTTAGAAAATTTTTTTACAGCTTACAAAAAACAATTAATTGATAGACAAAAGGCGGTTGAAGAGTCTATAACCAGTGGACTGTGTAAAGACTGGTCGGATTACAAATATTTGACGGGTAAGAATGCAGCCTTAAAAAACGAGATACAGGAACTCACGGACCTGCTAAAGAAAACGGAGCTAGAAGATGACGACTAAACCAAAACTTATTGTCCCAAAACACATATGGGATGGTAAAGCAGCTGAAAAAGCTAAAAGCGAATTAGAAAAAGTGCCTGAACCATGTGGGTACAAAATAGTTTTATTTCCATTAAAATTAGATAACAAAACATCATCTGGTATTCATTTAACAGATCAAACTGTTGAAGAATCACAGATCTCTACAAATATATGTAAAGTTTTAAAAGTAGGTAGTGATTGCTATCTAGACAAATCAAAGTTTCCTAGTGGTCCTTTTTGTAAAGCAGATGACTGGGTTATCATTGCCAAGTACGCAGGTGCTAGAATTAAAATTGATGGCGGTGAACTACGTATTGTCAATGATGACGAAATAATGGCAAAGGTCAGAGATCCAAGAGATATCTTACCACCTAACTTACTATAAAATGGAGAAACCTATGCAACCACAACCAAATACTGAAAACAATAAAATGGTTCCTCTAGACACTTCAGGTGATTCTGTTGATGTCGAAATAAAAGAGGAAGAGAAAAAAGAGTCTGATGTTCAAGTAACTCAAGAGTCAGCTCCTGCTGAAGAGCCAAAGAAAGAATCTAAAGAACACGACGAGTATTCTAATAAAGTTCAGACTAGAATTAATGATTTAACAAAAAAATGGAGAGAAGAGGAGAGAAAAGCTGAAGCTGCTTTAGAATATGCAAAATCTGTAAAAGCAGAAAATGAAAATCTCAAAACTCAAAAAAATACCTTAGATCAATCCTATATTGAGGAGTTTAAAAATAGAGCTGCTGCTGAAGAAAAACAGCTACAAAATCAATTGCAAGAAGCTTTGCAGGCTCAAGATTTTAAAAAGCAAGCAGAACTGCAAGCAAAACTCACTGATGCTGTTTTACAAAGACAAAGAGCAGAAATGACTCTTAGAAACAAACAAGCAGAAGCAGAAAAGCCAGTTGAAGAAAAACCAGCACCTAATTTTCAAGCTGAACAACCACAACCACAACCAAATCCTGCTGTAGAACCTAGTGAAAAAGCAAAAGCATGGGTAGCAAAAAACAAATGGTTTGGTAATGGCTCTGAAGATCAGCATGATTTAATTAAAACTATGGCCACTTACGGAATTCATAGACAATTAGTCTTGGAAGGTTACAACAGTGAGTCAGATGATTACTACAATGAAATTGATGCTAGACTTAATGCAAGATTTAATGATAATAGTAATATAACAACTAATTCAAGCAACAGGCCCGCTCAGACTGTTGCTGGAGCTGCCAGAAATGGTAGTGCTACTGGGCGCAACACTGTGAGACTCTCGCCAACACAAGTACAAATTGCTAAAAAATTGGGCGTGCCACTTGAAGAATACGCAAAACAGGTGCAGCAAATTGCTGCCAAGAATACGTGAAGATTGGAGGCGTAAATGAATAAAATAAACAAAACTTCGCGCGAACAAGAGACCCGTGAAAAGGTTGCTCGTAAGAGGGAATGGGTTCCCCCTTCGAATCTTGATGCGCCCGAACCACCAGATGGATTTCATCATAGGTGGTGTAGAGCCGAATACAGAGGTATGTCTGATGAAAAAAATATGATTGGACGTATCAGAAGTGGATATGAACCAGTAATGGCTGATCAATATCCCAATAGAAAGGATTTACCTTCTATTGCTGACGGCAAATACAAAGGAGCGATTGGAGTAGGAGGATTGGTTTTAATGAGATGTCCTATTGAGATCAAAGAGTCTAGAGACAATTATTTTGCCGGAAAGACGAATGATCAAAATAAATCTGTTGAAAACGATCTACATAAAGACGAGCATCCAAGCATGCCTATCTCACAAGAAAGGCAGAGCAGAGTAACATTTGGAGGCAAGAAGTCTTAATTAGTAAGATTAATGTCTCTAAAATAATTTAGGAGACTACTATGGCTAACATAGACCAAGCATTTGGTTTAAGACCAATAGCTAAAGTTGGTTCTGCCCCTGGCGGAACTACGGGGACTACTAAATACAGAATCACAAGTGGCGCAGGCGCAATGTTTACAGGAGACATCGTTAAACAAGCAAACGATGGATCAGTAGTACAAGGGACAGCAGGCGACGCAGCAAGAGGAGTATTTATGGGATGTTTCTATACAGACCCATCTACTGACAAACCCCGATTTAACAACACGTTCCCTAATGGAACAGCAGCATCTGACGCGATTGCATTTGTAGCTGATGACCCTGATCAATTATTTATTGCTCAGCAAGACTCAGCTTCAGCGAACGCCGTGGTTGCTGATTTAAACCTCAACGCTAATCTCGTTGTAGGGTCTGGTAATACCACTACGGGTATTTCTGGAATGGAAATAGATTCGGATTCCAAAAACACTACTGCTACACTCAATGTGAAGTTAATTGATTTTTATGACACTCCGAGTAATGACGCGACAGCGAATAACTCAATTTTAGTTGTAAAAATTAATAACCACGAGTTAGGTAGTCATACTGGAACTGCAGGACTATAGGAGTAGGTTATGGCAATTAATAGAGCCCAACTGGCGAAAGAACTAGAACCTGGCCTTAACGCCCTGTTCGGAATGGAGTATACTCGTTATGAGAACGAGCATGCTGAAATATTTGACCAAGAAGCAAGTGATAGAGCTTTTGAAGAAGAAGTAATGTTAGTTGGCTTCGGCGAAGCTGCTGTAAAACAAGAAGGTTCAGCTGTACAGTTTGATACTGCACAAGAATCTTTTACAGCTAGATATACTCACGAAACTGTTGCATTAGCATTCAGCTTGACTGAGGAAGCAGTTGAAGACAATCTTTACGACACTTTATCAGCTCGTTATACAAGATCATTGGCAAGATCAATGGCTTACACAAAGCAAGTAAAAGCAGCGAACATATTAAACAATGCGTTCTCAACTGCTGGTGGTGATGGTGTTTCATTAGTAAACACAGCACACCCAACTGCTTTAGGTGGAACTTTTTCTAACAGAAGTTCAACTGATGCTGACTTGAACGAAACCTCATTAGAGCAAGCAATGATTGATATTGCAGCATTTATCGATGAAAGAGGACTAAAAATTGCAATGCAGGGAAGAAAATTAATTATCCCAGTAAACATTCAATTTGTAGCGGATCGAATTTTAGAATCGACCCTCAGAGTTGGTACGTCTGACAATGACATCAATGCACTCAGAAACATGGGTATGCTTCCAGATGGATATGTAATTAACCACTATCTATCAGATACTGATGCATACTTTATTAAAACTGATGCACCTAATGGATTTAAACACTTCGTAAGAGCTGCCCTTACTACTGGTATGGAAGGCGATTTCGATACAGGAAACATGAGATACAAAGCACGTGAGAGATACAGCTTTGGATTTTCAGATCCTAGATGTGTATACGGATCACAAGGTTCATAAAATTTATTGGATCCTCCCAAGGAGAAAGGCGCTTGTAAGAGCGCCTTTTTTTATTTATACTAATTTTAAGTATCCTAGATTAATTTAGTCGTGCACACTGGCTAGGCAGACGTGTATAGAGACTGCATGACGAGGGCTATACAACCAAGGAGGCTATATGGCTAACCCACACTTTCAGAACATGATCTTATGGGCTGGAAACACAGATGTTTCTGAGCAGAAAAAAGATCAACCAATGTTCATGCCATATCCGTCAGATCAAACATTTTACGGATATTTTAATGACTTCATGACATATACTGCAACTGACTGGACGATTACATCAACAGACGGTGGCGGAGACTCAGGCGAAGTTATACAAGCTACCAGCTCGGCTGGAGGGGCTTTATTAATTACAACTAACGATGCTGACAATGATTCAGAAGAGTTACAACTCAAAGGCGAAGCATTTAAATTAAGTACAAGTAAAAAAGCTTACTTCTCTGCAAGATTTAAATTAAGTGACGCAACAGAATCTGACATGCTATTAGGCTTAGCAATCACAGACACAACTGCGATTGATGGAGTATCTGATGGTGTGTTTTTCAAAAAAGATGATGGTGACACAAACTTAGACTTTGTAGTAGAAAAAGACTCTACTGAAACCGCAACTGCAGCTGTAGCAACTGTAGCAAATGATACATTTATCACTGCAACTTTTTTTATTGATCCAGATAGATCTAAAATCTATTACTCAATCAACAATGCAGCACCAGTTGGTGTAGTAAATACAAATTTACCAGATGATGAAGAGTTAACTGTAACTATCGCTGTACAAGCGGGAGCGGCAGCAGCTAAATCATTAACTGTAGATTACGTAAGTGCTATAGTTGAAAGATAGGAGTTAACAATGTTTGCTCTTAAAAATAAAGAACTAACCGCTAGTGGTCAGGTAACAACTAAAGTATCAGCAGGAACTAATACACTTAGTGCTCCAGCTAGAGTTGTTGGACTTAACATTAGATGTGGTGGTACTTTAGGCAAAGTTGATTTAAGAGATGATGGTGCAAGTGGCACTGTCAAATTCACAATACCAACTCCAGCCATAGGTTCAGGCGAAGATGAGATTTTACAAGTTACATTTCCTGATCCAGGATTAAGATTTGAAACTGATCTCTACGTTTTCTTTAATCAAGCTACACATGTAGAAGTCTTGTATGGCTAGAAAAAGAGATAAGCAACCACCAAAAACAAAAAAATATTTCCGCCCCACTAAACAAGGGGCGGGAATGACGAAAGCTGGCGTTGCCAAATATCGTCGTGATAATCCTGGTTCTAAATTAAAAACAGCTGTAACGGGTAAAGTAAAGCCTGGGTCAAAAGATGCAAAGCGTCGTAAATCATTTTGTGCTAGAAGTGCAGGGCAAATGAAAAAATTCCCTAAAGCAGCTAAAGATCCTAATTCAAGATTAAGACAAGCTAGAAAGCGTTGGAAATGTTAAAATTAAGCATAATAGAACTAGCAACTTTTGTGCTAATGTGGTTATTTACTATGATTACTTGGTATACAAACAGAATAATATACACAGCACTATTTGTGTTACTTTTTGTTACAACACAAGTTTTTGCAGAAACTAATACAGTGTCATCAACAGTCGTAACTAATAATACACCACCTACAGCCAATTCACCTAGTGTTGTTGTAAACAATTCTGATGTTTGTAAGACAGCGGTAGCGGGCGCCGTACAGACCCAGATCCTTGGAATTTCTTCTGGAATTACTGTGACTGATGAAAATTGTGAAAGAATAAAATTAGCAAGATCTTTGTATGCTTCAGGCATGAAAGTTGCATCTGTGTCAATATTGTGTCAAGATGAACGTGTTTGGGACAGCATGGCTATGGCAGGCACCCCGTGCCCATACATGGGTTCTATTGGTGCTGACGCTGAAACAGGTTGGAAAGAAAACATGGATATGATTCCAGAAGGCAGTATGGTTTATGCAAAATGGAATGACGAAATAAAACAAATTAAAATAAAAGAAGGAGTCGAGAGCGATGGGTCAAAACTGGCGAAATTTATTATTGCTGCTATGGTTATGCACTCTGGCATCGTGGCCTTCTTCCCTTA